ATATATTTCAATAAACAAATATCTATGCTATAATGCATAGATGATTAAGCTAACCGTTCCTTTACCCAAACAAATTACAGTCGCTTGTAGCGGTGGTGTTGATAGTATGGCAGTTGTTGACTTTCTAAGTCGCAAGCACGAAGTTACTATTGCTCATTTTAATCACAGAACACAAAACGGTGAAAAAGCCAGTGAGTTTGTTTCCAGATATTGTGGTGAACGTAATATTGTTATGCTATACGGCTCACCTCGCAGTCAAAAGGGTAGTAAAGAAAGTCAAGAAGAATATTGGCGTAGAGAACGCTATGATTTTTTAAGTGGACTTGGACCGGTCATCACTTGTCATCACTTAGACGATTGTGTTGAAACATATATCCATTCAGCACTTAACGGTACACCTAAAGTCATTCCATTAACACGCAACAATGTATTACGCCCTTTCTTAACTACCCGTAAACAAGAATTCATCTATTGGTGCGAAAGCCATAATGTACCTTGGATTGAGGATGAATCAAACAAGAACTCACGCTATACCCGTAATTACATTCGCAATGAATTGATGCCACATGCACTACGAGTTAACCCAGGCTTACATACTTTGGTCAAGAAGATTGTAGAAGGTAAGCAAAATACTTGACTTCTCTACGCAGTTCAAGTACACTAACTAATTATTTAAGGAGATCCTATGTCAGATTATAACAGAACCTTTAACGGTGAAGCAAAACTAAAACTAACTCAATTGGTCAATGAGGGCATGACAGTCCTACATGAGATTGACACATTGAATGGTGGACTAAACGACACTATCAAAGCAGTCGCAGAAGAACTTGAAATCAAAGCTTCTACATTGAAGAAGGCAATTAAGATTGCTCACAAGGCAAGTCTCGGTCAGACTAACAAAGACCATGATGAACTCAACACTATCTTGGAAACTGTGGGCAAAACACTTTGAGTTACGTTGACGCTATTCACAGCAGGGATGAGGATCGTATCTACGTGGTAGAACGGGATAGTAACGGCAAGCGTCAATACAAAGAATACCCTACTAACTATGTAATGTATTATCCTGACCCTAAGGGTAAGCATCGTAGTATCTATGGTGATCCAGTCAGTCGTTTTAGTACTCGCAAACGACAAGAGTTTGAAAAGGAAAGACGCATTCATTCAGGTAAGAAATTATTTGAAAGTGATGTTAACGTAGTCTTTCGTTGTCTATCAGAAAACTATCTTAAGGTAGATGCGCCTAAACTTCATACTTGCTTCTTTGACATTGAAGTGGACTTTGATCCTGAGAAAGGATTCAGTCCTACCAGTGATCCATTCAATCCTGTAACTGCTATCAGTTGTTACTTAGATTGGCTAGACCAATGTATTACATTAGTGATTGCTCCAAAACATATGAGCAGTGAAACAGCCCAAGAAATCACTAATGAGTTTGAGAATACAATGCTATTCAAAACTGAAAAAGAAATGTTTGACGTTTTCTTTCAACTCATTGAAGATGCTGATGTATTGACTGGCTGGAACTCAGAGGGCTATGATATACCCTATATGGTCAATCGTGTTACACGTGTGATGAGTAAAGATGACACACGCAAGTTTTGCTTGATGGGTCAATTGCCTAAAGCTAGAGAATACGAACGATTCGGTAAGAGTGAAACAACTTATGACTTGGTAGGTCGTATTCACTTGGACTATCTACAGTTGTACAAAAAGTATAACTATGAATCACGCCATAGTTACAAACTTGATTCTATCGGTGAGATGGAAGTCGGTGAGAACAAAACACAATATGAAGGTACTCTTGACCAATTGTATAACAAAGACTTTAAAAAGTTCATTGAATACAATAGACAAGATACTATGTTGTTGGTGAAGATTCACAACAAACTTAAGTTTTTAGAATTGGCTAATCAACTTGCACACGAAAACACAGTATTACTTCCAACAGTAATGGGTTCGGTGGCAATGATTGAGATGGCAATTTTTAATGAGGCTCACGAACGTGGGCTTGTTGTTCCAGATAAAAAACGAAAGGTTGAAAATGAAGAAGAAATCCAGCAAGCGGCAGGTGCCTTTGTTGCTACGCCGAAAAGAGGAATGCACGAATGGGTCGGTGCAGTTGACATTAACTCGCTCTATCCCTCGGTTATTCGAGCCCTTAACATGGGCGGAGAAACCATCGTTGCTCAAATCAGACAGACAATCACAGACCAGTATATGAAAGACAAGGGCCTTCGTTTAGCAAGTGAGAAGAAACGCTATAAAGAAGGTGACGATGAAGTTACTGGTGCTATACTGTGGGAGAACCTATTTGGTGCGTTAGAGTACACTGCGATTATGAATCAAGAACGCGGTACTATTCTTACTGTTGATTTTGAAGATGGTCGTACTGAAGAAATGAGTGCCGCAGAAGTTTGGAAGATGATATTTGATAGTCATAAGCCCTGGATGCTTAGTGCTAATGGCACAATCTTTACTTATGAAAAAGAAGGTATTGTTCCTGGACTATTAACACGTTGGTACTCGGATCGTAAAGAAATGCAGAAGAAGCTGAAAGAATCAACTACTACTGAAGATAGAGAATATTGGGATAAGCGACAACTTGTTCGTAAGATTTTATTGAACTCAGCATATGGTGCACTATTGAATGAGCATTGTCGTTTTTATGATAAGCGTATAGGTCAAAGTGTTACACTAAGTGGTCGGCAGATTGTTCGTCATATGATGAGTACAATCAATGAATCAGTTGAAGGTTCTTATTCACACGAAGGCAATGCAATTGTATATGGTGATACTGATAGTTGTTACTTCACTGCTTATCCTACACTCAAGCCACAAATTGAAAAAGGTGAGTTAGTGTGGGACAAAGAACTTTGTATCGGGCTATACGATAGTATTGCAGACCAAGCAAATGAAAGTTTTCCCGCATTTATGGAGAAGGCCTTTCACGCTCCTCGTAAGAATGGTGCAATCATTAAAGCTGGTCGTGAACTGATTGGTGATCGTGCTATCTTTATTGTTAAGAAACGTTATGCTATTAATATCTTTGACAAAGAAGGTAAGCGTAAAGATAAAGATGGTAAGCTTGGTGATATCAAAGCTATGGGTCTTGATTTGAAACGTGCTGATACTCCTAAATACATACAAGAATTCTTAATGAATGTATTACAAATGGTTCTGCAACAAGGTAAGGGTCGTGATGAAGTTATTGAAGCTATCAAAGACTTTAAACGAGTATTGACTGCACAAGATAGTTGGACTAAAGGTTCCCCTAAAGGTGTAAACAAACTTACATACTATGGTGACTTAGAGTCTAAGAGTAGTACAGGTCGTGCTAATATGCCCGGTCACGTTAGAGCCGCTCTCAACTACAACTATTTGCGTAGAGTGAATAGTGACCAATATAGTCAAAAGATTATTGATGGTATGAAGGTTATTGTTTGCAAACTAAAACCTAATCCATTAGGCTTTACCAGTGTCGCATATCCTGTTGACGAATTACGATTACCAAAATGGTTCACAGAGTTACCATTCGATGACCAAGCAATGGAACAAACATTGGTTGATGAAAAGATTGATAACTTGTTAGGAGTACTTGGTTGGGATATTCGTAGTAGTACAGATACGAATAGTACATTTGATGATTTATTCATCTTCGGGTAAATTGCTATTGCTTTACGCAATAAAATATAATATAATATACAACATAAACTGCCTAAATAGGTATACAAAGGAAAAACATGAAAGATTATTTACAAGATTTAATTACACACACTAACGGTCTAGGTGATGTAGACTTAATTAAAGTTTCAGGTACTGATACCGAGACAACTATCAACGCAATTTCAGAAAAGAAAACTGTTATTGTATCAGGAGTATTGAATAGCCCAATCAGTGACTTCATCGGTGTGTTCGGTATGCCTAACTTAACTAAACTCAAAACTATTCTTGGTTTTGATGACTATGATGAACACGCTAAAATCTCTGTATTACGTACTAATCGTGATGGTGTCGATGTACCTAGTACTATTCACTTTGAAACAAAGGACGGTTCATTTGTGAATGACTATCGTTTGATGACTAAATCAATCGTAGAAGAAAAAGTTAAAACTGTCACATTCAAGGGTACTACTTGGAATGTTGAGTTTGAACCTACTATTGCAGGTATTCAACGACTAAAGAAACAAGCAAGTGCTAATAGTGAAGAAGAACATTTTACATTCTCAACAGTTAACGGTGACTTGAAAGTTAACTTTGGTGACCCATCAACTCACAGTGGTAACTTTGTGTTTCAACCAGGTGTTACTGGCTCATTAAACAAAGCTTGGAACTGGCCAGTTAAAGTGTTCTTAGCTATTATGGACTTGCCTGGTGATAAGAAAGTTCGTATCGCTGATGCAGGTGCGACAGAAATCACAGTAGATTCAGGTCTAGCTACATACACATATCTATTGCCAGCTAACGCAAAATGATTAAGAGCATACACTCTAGTAGTCCATTCTTAAATGTATCAGGTGGTAATCCTGGATCTACTTATATAGGTAACTATAGCAATGCACCCGGTGTAGGTAATATGCGATATAATCCTAATAATCAGAACATAGAAGTGTATGATGGTAGTACTTGGATTATTCTTTCAGCACAGCACGCTAATATAAACTTAAGTGATGAAGCAGTTAGCTTGTTAGAGTGGGCACGAAAAAAGCGTAATGAAGAACTTGAATTAGAACGATTAGCAGAAACTAGTCCAGCTATCAAAGACCTTGTAAATCAAATCAAAGACAAAGAAGAACAAATTAAAATTGTTCAAACATTGTTAAAAGAAGAAGTAAAAGTTTAATGGAACAAGACAATCTATCACAAAAACAAAACCCAGATTGGGCATTGTTCTTACCCGCAGTCAGTAGTTTCTATATTGCTGGCTTGGGTAAACAACGTAAAGGTGAACAGTACTTTGATCCTGCACGTATCCCTGCACAATTTAATGGTGATGTGGAGAAATTAAACTTTCTTAATAGCAAAGAAGGTCTCTACTATTATAAGTGGGGACTGTACAGTGCTGGTCACGCAAACTTAGATACTACTAAAAACGATCCTAGTGAAAGTATCATTAGAGAACGTGAAGCTGGTACGTTTATGTTAGGTGACAGTGGTGGGTTTCAGATTCTTAAAGGTCAATGGCCAGCTGATTGGAAAGACCCTAACTGTCCCAAAGCTATGGTAAAGCGTAAAGCAGTATTGAACTGGATGGACACATATATGGACTATGGTATGGTCCTTGATATTCCTTCACAGTCATTAACTACCTTTCATATGAAAGATAAGAATGGTGTCAGTCTTCACGGTATCAGTACTATCGAAGAAGCTATTAGTGCTACTCATATCAATAACGAATACTTTATTAATAATCGTTCGGGTAAATGTAAGTTCTTAAATGTATTACAAGGTCGTACACATAAACAAAGTGACGATTGGTATGCTGAAATGAAAAAGTATTGTGATCCAAATCAGTATCCAGACAATCATTTTAATGGTTGGGCATTCGGTGGTCAGAATAAGATTGATGTTCATTTGATGCTAACACGAATGGTTGATATTATATATGATGGTTTACTGGTAGAAGGTAAACACGATTTGATTCACTGTTTGGGTACAAGTATCTTAGAGTATGCTGTATTGTTTACTGATATTCAGAAAGCTATTCGAAAGTATCATAACCCTAAACTACAAATTACATTTGACTGTGCAAGCCCATTCTTTAGTGCGGCTAAAGGTTTAGCATATTTCAATACTAGTATTGAGCATAATAAGAAATGGTCATATAGTATGGAAAAGACTGCTGAAAAGAAAAGTTATGCTAATGATAATCGTAAATATCGTGATGCTGTATTGGCTGAAGGTATCCATAAAATCTTTACAGATAGTCCAGTAACTGATAAACTAGTGCTTAAGGATATGTGTTATCGTGGTCAAGGATTTATTGGTCAGCACGGTAAAGAAACTAAAACAAGTTGGGATACATTGAGTTATACATTGATTCAAAGTCATAATGTATGGATGCATATGAATGCAGTACAAGAAGCCAATCGTCAATATGAACAAGGTGTAGTACCTAAAATGTTGATGAATGAACAATTTGAACGTGTATTGTTTAAGGATGTTATTGATGAAATATTCAGTAAGAAAACTAAACAGGAAAGTATTGATTTAATTAATCAAAACAGTAGACTATGGATGCAGTTTCAATCAGGTAGTCAAGGTATCAGTGGTAAGAAAACAATGAATGCATTAACAATGTTTGACCAACTCTTTGATGTAAAAGATGAACCAGAGTTTGAAGAAATCATTGAAGATAGTGATGATGAAATTTCTAAAATATTAGGGGAATAATATGCCATATAAAAATCGTATTAAGACACTAGAAGAATCAGTTAGACTGTTAGATAATCAAATCTTTCAATTAGAAAAGAACAGTTCAACAGACACTAAAAAATTATCTGATTTAAAAGAAACCAAAGACAAGTACAATAAAGAACTTAGAATGATGATTCGTGCTCAATGGGACAATGACCATAACACAGTAGATTTAGGAGATGATAGATGATTGAACAAAAAACACAAGCAGAATTCGAAAAACGCAATCGTATTAAGCAACACGCAATTCGCACAATCTTTGTACGTTTTCAAAAAGAAGGTATTCATAAATACCCAGCGGCAGCAACAGACCCTAATCTGGCAACAGGTGATGAGTATGATGTTAGCTTTCTAGCAACTCCACATAGACACATCTTTCATTTTGAAGTGTCTATTGAAGTGTTTCACAACGACCGTGATATTGAGTTTATTCAGTTCAAGCGATGGTTAGAGAATCAATATTCTCAAGGCATTCTTGCGTTGGATTACAAAAGTTGTGAAATGATTAGTGATGACCTCTATGAAGTCATTGCAACTCGATATCCAGATCGTAATATTGTTATTCAAGTATCAGAAGATAATGAGAATGGTGCTACGATTGTCTATAATACAAACAAACCTTATCAATCACTAGCTATTTAAAGGAATTAATAAAATGGCAAAACAACAATCTAACCCACGTGTTCAACAACTATTTGAGGACCTTGAAAATTACTTGACATTTTGTCAAGACTATGGTTACAAGTTTGACGAATCAACACTGTATGATATGCGTGTTTTCGCATATCGTCAGCATCAAAAACAATTAGCCGGCAAGTGGGCTAAAGATCAATGGGCAGAGGATATGCGCCCATGAAAGTAGTATTAATCACAGGTGGATTTGATCCACTACATAGCGGCCATATCGCATATATCAATGCGGCAAAAAAATTAGGAGATATGCTAGTCATCGGTCTTAATAGCGATGCTTGGTTGTCTCGTAAAAAAGGTAGACCATTCTTGCCACTAGGTGAGCGTGTAGCAGTAACTTCAGCATTAGATACACCTGATGCATTGTTATTGTTTGATGATAGTGACGATACTGCCAAAGATGCTATTAGACAAATTAGAGAAAACTATCCAGAAGCAACTATTGTATTTGCTAATGGTGGTGATAGAACCAGTGATAACATTCCAGAAATGGATATCGATGACAATAACATCGAATTCGTTTTTAGTGTAGGTGGGGAAGACAAGGTAAATTCAAGTAGTTGGATTCTCGACACTTGGAAAGCACCCAAAACAGAACGTGATTGGGGATACTATCGTGTGTTGCACGAAGTAGATGGTACTAAGGTAAAAGAACTTACAGTAGAACCAAAACAATCTCTCAGTATGCAGAAACATAGTAAGCGCAGTGAATATTGGATTGTTACTGAGGGTAAATGTAAGCTACGTGGGTACGCTGAAACGGGTGAAGTGACTGAGACAATTCTAAGTAAACATGATACAATCACTATTAAGCCTGATGAGTGGCATCAGTTAACTAACACATTTAGTAAACCTTGTAAAATCGTTGAGATTCAATATGGTAAGAAATGTGTAGAAGAAGATATTAAACGACAAAATGCATAAACTATTTTACATGGGCCTTGAGCCTTACAAAGCAAGATACACACTACAGTTACAAGACTGGAATGAAAGTGTATTTAAACGCAGGGGCATTAACTATGTTATTGTCCCGGGCGAAACATTAAGTAATGACCAAGCTATTGTTACTGGTCAAGTATTAGATGCTCATGGTCGCACATACTTTGGTATGAGTCAACTAATGAATCTAGTTAAGATGATGAAGCAGGGCGATGTAGGCGCAGGTGATATAGTTTATTTTGAAGATATGTTTCAGCCGGGCATTGAATCATTGCCCTACATTATGAAACAGATCCCGATCACAAGTCGTCCTAAGATTTTTGTTCGCTGTCTAGCACAAAGTATTGACCCTGATGATTTCGTACACGTATGGGGTATGAGTGAGTTCATGGGTCACTATGAGAAGATGGTAGATAGTTTTTGTGACGGTGTACTTGCTTCAAACGAAGAAATGGTTATGCATATGAAGATTGCGGGTTGGCGTGCTCCGATCTACAATATCTCAGGCTTAGCATTTGGTAAAGAAGAAGTACGTAGTCGTATAAACAACGACATTAAGCCATTCGATGAACGCAAGATGCGTATTGCATTTAGTGCTAGATGGGATCAAGAAAAACAACCAGACTTCTATATGGATGTGATTGAAGAATTCTTTAAACGATATGGTGAAAAGGATCGTTATGGTGTATATCGTGGTGTAGAATTCTGTGTGTTCAGTGGTAGTAAACTAAAAAGCAACAACGATAGTTATATGAAGCGTACACAAGATATGCAAAATCGTGGATTGTTGCGTGTATTCGAGGACCTTGATAAGAACGCATATTATGAATTACTAAATGATACAAGAGTGTTGTTTAACTGTGCGTTACAAGATTGGGTAAGTAATACAGTAAGTGAAGCAGATGCATTAGGTTGTAATGTATTGTATCCTGCATATCGCAGTTTCCCAGAAACATTTGCGAATGACTATACAAGATTATATACGCCCTGGAGTGTTGAAGATGCAACAATTAAGTTATATAATATGTTACATCACCCGCACGTAAATCAGGGTAAGATAAGTGATTGGACTGATGGTACAATCGATAGAATTTGTGATATATTAGAAGGCAAAGGACAACAATGGTTGCGTATGGATTCTGATTATCGCAAACACACCCGTGAAGCAAAATATTAAGGAGAAAATTATGAGCGCACAAAATGATATTGAAACTAGTTTAGCGGCATACAATGCCGAGAACGATAAGTTTAACAAAGGCAATGCAGCCGCTGGTACACGTGCCCGAAAAGCATTAGCAGAGTTAGCTAAAGCAGTTAAGGCTCGCCGTAACGAAATTACAGCAGAAAAAGCCGCACGTGCAGAAGCAAAAGCTAAGGCTTAAATATGGCAACTCGCAAGAAAATTCAACTTGAAGAAGTTAGTTCATTGCCAGACTCCATACTAGTAGGTAGTCACTTAACTGTGTCTACCTACTCTGATGGTCGTACTGAATTAGAATGGGATTGGGATGCATTAGTTAAAGAGGTACGTGAAGCCTGCGCTAGTGTTGAACTTGCCAATACAAAGCCCGCAGTTAAAGCTAAATCAAAAAAATCAGTTGCTAAATCAAAGTGATAAATACTTGTGTTACACAACGGTAACACAATGTCAAAACAAAACCATCACAAAGGAAGGTTATCTATGAGTTATAATAAAACAAAATGCGACCCTGAGTTGGGTCAAAAAGTTCATCTACATCTATTAAATATGGGCGTAGAAACGCCAATTGACGATACAATTGATTTAGGTGATCGTAAGGATCGTATTGAAAAGATTGAAGGTCATTTCAAAGCTATTATGGAAACAATGGGTCTAGACCTAGATGATGATAGCCTAACAGAAACACCTAAACGTGTCGCTAAGATGTATGTCAACGAAATCTTTTGGGGGCTTGATTACGATGCGTTCCCTAAATGTACAACAGTTGACAACAAGATGCAATACAACGAAATGGTTGTAGAGCGTAATGTTAATGTTCAATCTAACTGCGAACATCATTTTGTAGTCATCGACGGATTGGCTACTGTAGCTTATGTCCCTAAACAAAAAGTTCTTGGGCTTAGTAAGATCAACCGTATAGTAGAATATTTTAGCAAAAGGCCTCAGATCCAAGAGAGGTTAACAGAGCAAATTTTTCACACCTTACAGTTCATCCTTGATACAGAAGATGTTGCAGTTATGATTGACGCACAACACTATTGTGTTAAGTCACGTGGTGTTGAAGATACCGGTAGTAGTACTGTCACTTGTCGTTTAGGTGGTGGTTTTAAAACAGATCCTGCGGCACGTAGTGAGTTCTTACAAATTGCTAACAAAGGTTGCAAATGAAATTTAAATTAGGTGATATGGTTAAAAAAGTGTCTGGTTCAGAATGGCACGGTAAAGTAGTGGGTACATATTCAACTGAGTTAACGCCCGAAGGATATGCAGTTGAGAGTCATACAGAAAAAGGTTCTGTACAAATTTATCCTGCAAAGGCTCTTGAATTATGGGAGTTGAATAATGGGAATGCGTAAACAAATGGATTACAATAGCGTACATCATCAAATCTATATGAGTGGTGTAGAATTACATAGTAATTACAATGATGGTTACAATCAATTTGAAATCAAAAAAGACTTGCATCGTATCAAGTGGTTGTTAGATGAGATTATGCGTGATGCTCCCACATTTGTTGGTGAGGATGAATTCTTAAAAGAACACGACCAAACTAAAATGTGGAGAACTCTTTCAAAATGATTTTCAATCACATTAAAGAACTAAAAGCACAAGGTAAAAAGATTGGCATTACTTTCAGTACATTTGATTTATTACACGCAGGTCACGTTGCTATGTTAAGTGAGGCGAAGAATCATTGCGATTATTTAATTTGTGGATTACAAACTGACCCAACTATTGATAGACCTGATACTAAGAACAAACCCATTCAAAGTATCGTAGAACGACAGATTCAACTTGCGGCTTGTCGCTATGTTGATGAAGTAGTTGTATATCAAACTGAACAGGACCTTATCGACCTACTACTTATTCTACCATTAGATGTTCGGATACTAGGTGTAGAGTATGCCGAAAAAGAGTTTACTGGAAGATATGAAGGCGGAGAACGTGGCATTGAACTTGTATTCAATGGTCGTGACCACAGTTTCAGTAGCTCAAGTTTAAGAAAACGGGTAGCTGATGCCCAGATTATTAACACTCTTAATAAATAACTATAGCGGTCTTTGGACATCATCCCGCTTTACAAATTCTGCTGCCTATGCTATAATACAACATAGGAGAAATTCATGGCAAACAAAAAATTCTTTTCAACAAAGACATACAGACAAATAGGTCCTGTCGCATATCGTCAATGGCGTGCTGACAGTCATTGTAACTTAATTCATGGTTATGCTATGAGTTTTCACTTTGAGTTTGAGGCCGATACATTAGATGCCCGTAACTGGGTAACCGACTTCGGTGGATTACGCCCACTCAAAGATAAACTAGAAGAATGGTTTGACCATACTCTACTAGTCGCACAAGATGACCCGATGCGTGAACATCTATTAGAACTAGGTCGTTTGAAACTAGCAAAGATTACAGAGGTAGAACGTACTGGTTGTGAAGGTATTGCTGACTTCTTATATGAATACATTAACACAATCTTCTTGCCTAACTGTGGTAGCGAAGAAGCAAAGCGTGTATGGTGCTGTAGAGTAGAGGTTCGTGAGACTGACAGTAATATGGCAGGTCGTGGTGGTCATAGGGAAGACGGAGAGTTTGCATAATGTTAGAAACAATTTGCGATACGTTAGTTGAAGCATATAGACGCAACTGGATTACCAGTCGTGATGGCAATGTAAGTATTCGTCATCACGACCGGGATCATTTCTATATCACTCCCAGTGGTGTGCGTAAGCAGACCATGCAACCAGATCAGTTTAAGAAGATTGGCATTGAACAAGGCTACTATGACCAACCTCCTAAACCATACTATTCTTGGAAAGAATTGGCATATACAGACATTAGTGAGAAGCTAAAACCTAGTGGAGAAATACCACTACACTTTGGCTTACAACGAGAAATGGGTCAGCACAGTGATGATGTAAGAGTTGTAGTTCATTTACACCCTACTTATTGTATTGCGGCAATGCACGCCGGTATTGATTTAAGCACTATTAGCAAAGCGTTTCCAGAATTGAATCGTTACACCAAGGTAGCACCCAATGTAGGAGACGTGCCTCCGATTAGTCAAGAGCTTGCAGACCAGTGCCATAAGATGTTACAATTAGACAATAAAGGCAATATTGCTTACGATATTGTAGGTATCAAAGGACACGGAGTTGTTGCTATAGATACAAGTCCATGGCGTGCTTTTGAACACATTGAACGATTAGAACATATTTGTCAAATCGTATTAGCATCAAATAAATTTTAAGGAGAAAACTATGTTTGAAACAACTTATGAAAATGGAACGTCATATCGTTCCGCAAGCGAAATCAATTCAGCAATGGGTCGTGTCTATGGACATATGAGTCTCGCTGTTATTGTATCAATGTTTGTTAGTTACTTTGTAGGCACTAGTCCAGAGTTATTGGCATTCTTTTTTACAGGCTGGATTAAATGGATTGTAATATTATCACCACTTGCGGCTATCTTTGGTGTTGCTATGGTACTAGCCAATAACCCAAGTAAAAGTGTAGCACAACTATGCTTACATGGTTTTGCGGCATTAATGGGATTGAGCTTTGCTACAATCTTTGCTGTATTTACTATGGGTAGTATTGTGTCAGCATTTATGGGTGCGGCAATACTGTTTGGTGTGATGAGCGGCTATGGATATTTTACTAAACAAAGTTTAGATAGTGTTGGAAAGTTTATGTTTGTGGGATTGATTGCTATCATCATTGCCAGTATTGTTAACATCTTTATTGGCAGTACCGTTATGCAAATGGTTATCAGTGCATTAGCTATCATTATCTTTCTTGGCTTAACAGCCTACGACACACAAAAGATCCGTGAAGAACTAAGTGTACAAGTCAGTGATGTTGCTGAAGTTCGTGGCGCACTAACTCTATATATGGACTTTATCAACTTGTTTATTAACCTATTACAGTTGTTTGGTGATAGAAAATAAGTTATAATTAGTGACTTATGAACAAAAAAATTAAAGAACTATGGGAGCAATCTGCTCAACGTGATGACATAATGGATGAAAAACGTTATGAACATTTTGCAGAGTTAATAATTAGAGACTGTGCTAAACAAGTCAATCACATTTATAAACAAGGTGGCGGCACTTGGGGTGAAGTTATTCTTAAACATTTTAATATAAAAATTGGTAAATAATGAGTCATTTAAAAGTATCAGAACTATTTTACAGCATTCAAGGTGAGGTATGAACGAACGATATAAACAACTTGCTGAACAGGCTGGTCTCAAAGTTGAATCTTTTATGACAAACCCGCCAAAGCCTTTTCAGATTCTTGGTAGTACTGAGCAGTTTGAAAAGTTCGCCGAGTTGATTGTCAGGGAATGTATGATGCTTGTAGAAGGCTTTGAGATTACTCAAGAGGTTGCACTGGACGAATATGTAGATTATGAAGCCAGTGCAGTATTAAAAGAACATTTCGGAGTTGAAGAATGATTGAATTTTTAATAGTTTATGCTATCGGTCTTGGATTGTTATTCTTGCTGGCAATGGTGGGCAGTCTATTTGTTCGAGGATTAGACAAATGAACAATCGAATTGATGAACTTGCCATTCAAGCAGGTGCCAAGATTGAAACAGCACATTGGGTTTATTATGATGATTTTTCTTATCAAAAGTTCGCCGAGTTGATTGTTCATCAAATGTTGGATATCACTGACGCACATACAGAGGTGTTCCAAACTGATCGAGACCGGGCACTGATTGAACACATCAAACAATCTGTAAAACAACATTTCGGAGTTGAAGAATGATTGACTATCACGAAGCCGTTAGAGAAATGTATAAAGGCAATGTAGTCAAATATGTAGGCACAGTCAACGGCAATGTAATGACTGACAAGGGCTGGAGTTGGTGCATGTGCCGTGGTTGTATTTTTCCATATAACGGTGAACCAATATGGAAATTATCAGGTCGCATGGTCTATGATCCAGACTTTCGTTATGTGCTTACTGGCGAAACAGTTGATCCAAGAGCCTGGAAGCCAGAGAAGAATAGAGATCGTAAGGAAATCAAATCCAAGTTGGGTTATTCAAGAATAGGATTAGGAAATGTATGAAAGTTGAGATTTGTCGGCCAGACGGAACACCATACATCACAATGAGTGATGATAGACTCATTGTGAGTATTCAAATACACAATTATGATTTTTTAGGTGAAGCCGTCAAGTTCAACTTTGATCGGCGAACTATCCCTGCCTTGATTGATGCACTCAGCAGACTTCAGCGTGGAGAAGATGACTCAACCATTCGCACTCACTACTTTAATCAGGATATAGAATGACACATTATACAAACACAGGTAATCCTATTGACTTCCCAAAGTTATCTACAATTGATAAACTTTGGGGTAAAGCATTGGATCGTGTAGTACCCGATACTTATTCCAGTCTTTCTTTGACTCAAGTAGAAAAAGTAAAAACAGTATTTGCCGAGTTGATTGTGAAGGAATGTATAGGGTGTTGTGAACAAGTTATCAGCGACCCTGTTCCAGAAAGTGTTGATACCTGGTTGAATGGTGGCACACAATGTATGGCGGAGATTAAACAACATTTCGGAGTTGAAGAATGAACGAACGAATTAAACTACTTGCCGAACAGGTGGACAAAGAATTTAATAGCCCCTATGACAGATATAAAGCAATTGAACGATTCGCCGAGTTGATTGTTAAGGAATGTGCCCGAGTTGCTGATGTTGCTGATGAGAACAAATGCGAATGGATTGGTGGAAATATTCTAATACATTTCGGAGTTGAATAAAGGCGTAGGTTATTTGCTACTTTACCGTCACCTTGTATAAATACATATAAGGAGATAATGATGATAAAGCAAAAAACATTGAATAGCAATAGGTCAGAATTAATGAAAGCATTTGGAATAAATGCCGATCAATATGAAGCAATGTTACACGAACAAAATCATGGATGCGCTATTTGCGGAAAACACGATATTTGTAACAGAGATTTAGCTGTGGATCATTGTCATACTACTAAAAGAGTAAGAGGATTACTTTGTACCAATTGTAATATGGCTCTTGGAAAGTTCCAAGATGATTTACAAAATCTATTAAATGCTGTAGAATATCTAAAGAGAGACTATGATGTACCTAAAGTTTCAGATTCAATTAAACGTATCACACACGATGATAGACCTAATTGGAAAATGCTTGTGACTACTCCTGATGGTATCTTCCCTTCAATGGGACATGCGGCTAAACATTATGAGGTGCACGAGACTACGATCAGGGGATGGTGCTTACCTGATAGTAAAAGAAAGAAAGAGGGATTCATTTGTGAAAAACTCTATATATCAATGAACGATTTGAAGGAACATATTAATGGCAAACATCAAAGTAAGTGAACTTTTTTATAGTATACAGGGAGAAGGCCGATATATCGGAGTACCAAGTATCTTCCTAAGAACATTTGGTTGTAACTTTACATGTGCAGGCTTCGGCATGCCTAAAGGTGAAGTGAGTAAAGAAGTAGAAGATATTGCCGCAAGGGTTCACTATTATGATGATTATAAAAAACTGCCGTTGGTCAGTACTGGATGTGATAGCTACGCAAGTTGGGACCCTAGGTTTAAACATCTTAGTCCTGTTCTTACTACCGATAGTATTGTTGACAGCATTATGGATATACTTCCTCACAGTCGTTGGATGGATGAGCATCTTGTCATCACAGGTGGTGAACCTCTTCTTGGCTGGCAAAGAGCGTATCCTGACTTACTTTCAAACGAGAAGATGAGGGGACTCAAAGAGATTACATTTGAAACTAATGGTACACAAGAACTAAGTCAAGACTTATTAATCTATCTACAACAATGGAAGATTAACAGGGAAAAGAATGCACTAACATTTAGCGTTAGTCCTAAACTAAGTATCAGTGGTGAGAAGTGGAGTGAAGCAATTTGTCCTAGTATCATTCGTCAGTATGAAAGTGTTGGCTTTGTGTATTTGAAGTTTGTTATTGCTAGTAAAGAAGATGCAATTGAAGCAGATAAAGCAGTACAAGAGTTTAGAAAAGGTGGATTTCGAGGTCCAGTATACTTTATGCCATGCGGTGGTGTAGAATCGTTGTATAACTTAAATGCTAAGAATGTTGCTATAGAAGCAATGAACCGTGGTTATCGTTATAGTGATAGACTGCAAGTACCTCTCTTTAAAAATGAGTGGGGAACTTAATGCCGCAAACAGAATCATACGATTCGTTCTATAGTAAAATGATGATAGGTACCGAGTATAAATTTGCTTGGTTACCTGAAACTTGTTATTTAACTGGTAAACGTATTTGGTTAAAGAAGGCTTATCGCATGACTAGGATTATCACTGGGCCCGGTGAGTCTATCCTTGAGTATAGATGGCACGATAAGAATGCCCATATTATATGGAAACTAACGAGGTAAATATATGTATGAATTAAGATATCTTGTACGTCCTGGTTGGGACGGACCTGAACAAGTGTTACAATATAGAACACAAAGTGAAGTTACAGATTATAGTACAACTACTACAAACGGTAGCTTCGCTAAAAAGCTTAATTGGACTGAATGGCAAGATGTGCCAATAGTGGAAGATAAATGAAATTATACAATAAACGAATTGCTTTTTTAATTAGTGACCAACATTTTATTCCTCACGGAGGAATAGGAAGTTTTGCTAAAGGCTTCACTGAGATGTGCGGTCGTATTGGCTGGAAAGTTGATATTGTGTTAGACAAAGCTCCTACTAATGAGTTTAGCGAACTGATTATTTCATTGGGTGCTAATATTATCTATCCGGATGAACCACTAAGATACAGCGACCATACTGCTACGTTTGCATTTAGCGATACAATTAACTTTGAGAAAATTATTAACTTCCGCAAAAGTATTTTAAAAGCATTTGAAACTAATGTCTATGATATGATTGTATGCAACACACAGGAAGCAATGACTGCAAGTTATGCAATGACAGTCAATAAATATATTCCTGTTGTATTTTACACACACTTACATAGTATGATTTTCCGTGAGAGTCAAGGTAGTGACGTATTCTTGGATAGCTATCACAACTTCTATAACAAACATATGGAGTTTACTGATATCATTATTGGTACACAAAGTCAAAAGAATATTGATGAACTTACTAAGTTTGGTGCAACAAACTGTGCTTTACTGCGTATGCCTATGAGTGAGCGCGGGTTGCTAGAACTATATACAGGATCGCATAAAGGTGTACTATTTATTGGAAGATGGGAAGAAGGAAAGAACCCCGAAGCATACATTCGTGTAATGAAAGAATGTAAATTACCTTGCAAGGTAATGACAAACAGTAACGGTGCTAAGAAGTTTGAAAAAGCTTTTGCAGAGGCGGGTATTACTGACTACGAAATTCGTGCAGGTATTACAGGACAAGAGAAAGTAGATTTCATTCGTAGTAGCGGTGTATTCTTTATGCCGAGTTTGCGTGAGAACTATCCATTTGCTTTCTTAGAATGTCTTGGTCATATGCCTTGTGTAGTACTAGACAATCAAGATTGGAGTGATAACTTCAATGCAAAATATTTTCATAAAGTCAACATTAAAGATGCCGCTGAGACTATTGTAGACATATATTGTGACCTACAATCAGAGGAGGCATTGGATTATGTACGTAAATTAGATAATGAGGTGGCTCAAGGATGGGTTAGTTTCTTAGATAACTTTGCAGGTAAACGTAGCAATACAAATTCCGCTAAGATTAATACATATGAAACAGTTAAGTATAGTGATTACATTACAGAACTAAATCGTAAGCATTTAGCACGGGAAGATTTTGAAAGTGTGTTAGGCAATAAGCATAAGTTTTTAAGCGTGTATTATACTGATACTGACACATACTTAAGCAAAGACCCGTCATACAAACCAGTAGAGGAAGAAACAGCATTAAGTCTGTTTGAAGGATTATGAAAAAGATTTTAATTACAGGTAACAGTGGTTATATTGGTTCACATCTTACTAAGATGCTGAAGGGTGAATATCAGGTGTATGGATTAGATAAAGTAGAACCACAAGAATCACCTAATACATTCTATCATTGTGATATCAATAGACCGTTTAGTTTAGAAGATGAATTTGATTGTGTTATTCATTTAGCCGCATTAGTTAATGTAGGTGAAAGTGAACAGAAACCTATTCAATACTATATTACTAATTTGAATGGTACAATGAATGTACTAAACAAGATTAAGACAAAGAACTTTATCTTTGCAAGCACAGGTGCCGCACAAGATTGTGAGAGTGCTTATGGTATCAGTAAACGTGCGGCAGAGGACGTAGTGAAAGAATATTGTACAACTCATCGTCAAATACCATATACAATCTTTAGATTTTATAATGTTATTGGAAGCGAAGGCTTTGCTCCCACTAACCCCGATGGGTTAATGTACAACTTAATTATGGCTATGCAATCAAAAGAGTTTACTGTATTTGGTAATGATTATGAAGTATCACCTGATGGCACTTGTGTGCGTGATTATGTACACGTAAACGAGATATGTGACGCATTGAAACAAGCTATTGAGAAACCCAGTAATGGTATAGAATGTTTGGGTCACGGTGTAGGATATACTGTAAAAGAGATTGTCAATAAGTTTATGGGAGTAAACAATATTGATATTGATGTAAAATACGGCCCAAGAAGAAAGGGTGACGTTGCTAGCAGTGTGCTAGAAAATGTGTCACCCTATATGCGTAATCTATATACTATGGATCAGTTATTGAAGATTTAGTTATGCTAAGTGTGTCATTAGCGTATTCATTTGTTTAACTCCACCTTTTGACAACTGAAATCCTTTTTGACCTGCACGATTGATACGTTTGTCATAACTGGGATGACTGCTATTAGGCAGTTTAGTTATACTATTGTAAAAGTCGTAATCAGATTGTTTTTGGTGCAAGAACTTGAACATCTCAACTTTGTTGTAACCCAAAGCTCTACATAACCTAATAGCAAAATCGTCAGCATCCATTTCTTCCTGACGTGCTTTCCCAGGATCAGGCTGAACACCGTGTGCTAGGGCAATATGTCCCAGTTCGTGTGCTATAGCAAATGCCAGTGTGGAATCGGGAGCATCCCAAAACACAGTTAGGTCAAGACTGACAGTGCGATTGTCAGCATTTCCTTGAACCCATTGGTCATTCGACATAACAAGAACTTTTGTACCCTTTAGTCTTTGTGCCCATTCTGATCCGGCGGCTCGCATTAACTTACCCAACATACCATTACTGCGTTGTTGCAGTTGTTCAAATCTAGGCATCCAAACGTCAGGTTGTTTTTTTATAGTTTCTAAATCTTGATATTCACCTGCTTTAGCTAAACCAGTAGCGCCCGACACGGCGGCACCCGCTACACCTTTAAGTAAGTCTCTACGGCTAATAGCTTCACTAATGAATTCGTTTGCTCTCACGTTATTTCTTAAGGTTTCTGATTTTCTGTTCAGCAATCATTACCAATTTTTCCATCTGTTGTACACTTTCACAATTCCATCTGCGTAGTGCTTTGTTGATTGGGCTATCCGGATCTCGTTTAGTCTTAGCACTTGCGTGAGCCTTCTTCATTCCACTCATTCTGGCACAGAATGACTTACGGCGTTTAGCGGCTTTACTACCCTTCTTTAGTTTTGAAGGCTTAGTAGTAACAGCAGTCTTTAGTTTAGATCCTGGATTCTCTCTACGATAAGCACTAACGGCCTTTTTACTCATACCGTCAGTCTTGTCTTTTTTGTTGACCTTTTGCCAATCCTCATCTAAATCTTCTTCTTGTATATCTTTTGGCTTCTTACCAGCCTTTTTCATACTAATAGCAATAGCGGCTTGTTGTGCTGGGTTTGCGGCTTCATCAATATTCTTTGGGTAACCGGGCTTCGGTTTGCATTTACAAGTTCCAGGTTTGCAAGTGCAACCTCTCATTCCACATTGTGGACAAATCTTGCTTGATTCTGTTAGTACTTCAGTAATTTTCATAGTGGTATCCGTAAATAGTTGACTTTATTGCGTAGGTATGCTACACTACATCTATTATTTATCATTTTGGTCTATCTATGCACACAAATCAGTCAATCAAGCGTATCGGTTTCGCTTGTAAATGGGCAGAAATCAATCACAAAGGTGAGATTGTTTCAGCCGAAGGTCTTAACACAGGTGGCACTACACAAGCGTGGGCAAAGCGTAATAGTCGTAGTGTCGTAGAAGAAAAGATTATGGATGTTGCTAAACGCAATATTATGAATACTCACGCACTTGTTAAACGTGTTGCTACACTAGAACCCGAACTACGTATGGTTCGCTTGACTAGTGATATGTTTAGTTTTTATACTATGGATGAGTACAAAGACTTTTGGCATAGTACAGATGTACAGAATAGCTTAGAACGTTGGATGGCACCCATTGGTGAAACAGCACGTGCTAATGATGTTCGTCTTAGCTTTCACCCTGACCAATTCGTAGTTTTAGCAAGCGACCGTGACGAGGTAGTAAATAAGAGTATTGAAGAATTTGAATATCATTGTGACATGGTTCGTTGGTTAGGCTATGGCAAAAGTTTTCAAGACTTCAAAGTAAACGTACACATTTCAGGACGTAGAGGCCCACAAGGCATTAGAGATGTATACAATAGATTATCGCCAGAAGCGAGAAACACACTAACACTAGAAAATGAGGAATACACACATGGACTTACTGACTGCTTATCATTATCTGACCTCGTACCTACGGTCATGGACATACACCATCACTGGATACGTGAAGGAGAATATATCGAACCTACTGATGACCGTGTTAAGAGGGTCATTGACAGTTGGCGTGGTGTTCGCCCTACTTTACACTATTCTGTCAGTAGGGAAGATTGTCTTGTTGAACACTCCCGACACGAACGTCCCGCCCATGATGCGTTGATTGAAGCAGGGTACAGTAAACAGAAACTTCGAGCACATAGTGATTACTATTGGAACGAAGCGGTGAACGATTGGGCATTGACATTCATTGATAGTTTTGATATGATGTGTGAATCAAAGGCAAAGAATCTTGCCAGCTTTAAATTATTAGAGAGATACAAATGTTTGAAAAATTAAAGAATTTATTTAAGAAGCCAGAAGTTAAATCTGAGCCTGCACCTAAGAAGGTTAAAGAAAAGAAAGTTGTACCCGAACTTACTGCTAAAGAGAAAGCAACGGCGGCTGGGGAGCCATACGTTAACATTCTAAGTATGGAGCTTGACCCCAATGATGTTAATAACGGTGCATTTGAATTAGATTGGAATGATAAGTTTATTCTAAATTTAATTCGTGCAGGTTACAAACAAAAAGATAGTGATACAGATGATATACTGGTGGATCGTTGGTTCCAAACTGTTTGTAGAAATATCGCATTAGAAGTATATGAACAACAACAAGCTGATCCTACAAACCGTGATTTACGAGTGGTCCGTACTAAAAACTTAGGTGATGGCCGTACAGAGGTAAGTTAATGTTTGAACCAAAATTTCTACACCAATTAGTTGATAATCTATATGAGGATCAACACACTATTATTAAAGAACACGAATTAAAAAGGATACTTGAGACCGACAACAATAAAGGAATGTTTTGGGAAAAGGTCCTTGAAAAACATATGCCTTTTACCAAACGACTAAAAGCTAACGCTTGGTATAAGGATTTTGCTGATGGTACTGATGCTAAATTTGCTACCGCAGTTAGATATACGAGTGGTGTATTTCAAGCTACTATTGGTAATGTAGAAAATAAAACCGGACATTTACGTGTATGTATGGTTGGACCCGGTGACAAAAATAGGAAACTATATTTTATGGTTATTCCACCATCATATTATAGAAAAAGTCCACACCCTATCAAAATTACTTTTAAGAATTTCTATCCTATGGGTGAGGCTTGGGACAAATATCAATGTTCTTTTCAAGAAGTAACTAATCCTATAGTTGACATTAATTCAGAAGTAGTGTATACTGATGATTATCAATACTTATTGGAATCAAATGAAATACATTTTAATTGACACTGCAAATACATTCTTTCGGGCACGACACATTGCTTCACGCAATAGTGATACTTGGGAGAAGATTGGAATGGCACTACATCTTACACTTGCATCAGTCAATCAAGTTGTACGCAAGTTTGGAGCTGATCACGTAGTGTTCTGCTTAGAAGGCCGTAGCTGGCGTAAGGATCATTATGAGCCCTACAAGAAAAATCGTGTAGTAGATGCACTATCACAGACTGAAGCTGAAAAAGAAGAAAATGAAATGTTCTGGGATACGTATGAAAAGTTCACTACGTTTCTAAAAGAAAAAACAAACGTATCAGTACTCAGGCACGAACGGGCTGAAGCTGATGATATGATTGCCCGTTTCGTTCACTTACATCCAAATGACACGCATTACATTATTAGTTCTGATACTGATTACATTCAACTTATTAGTGACAATGTGCACCAATACAACGGTATCACAAATCAATTCATTACCCTCGAAGGATACCATGATGAAAAGGGTAGATTAGTTGTAGACAAGAAAACTAAAGAACCCAAACTACTAGGTGACCCGCAGTGGCATCTTTTTATGAAGTGCATGCGTGGTGATAGTAGTGACAATGTGTTCAGTGCTTATCCCGGGGTACGTGAGAAAGGTACTAAGAACAAAGTTGGATTGACTGAGGCTTATGCTGATAGGCACAAGCAAGGCTTTAATTGGAATAATATGATGTTGCAACGTTGGGTAGACCATAATGAAGTTGAACATCGTGTAAAAGATGATTACGAAAGAAATCGTGTATTGATTGATTTGACTGCACAACCTCAAGAAATCAAAGATTTGGTTGACTCACGAATTAAAGAGAGTGTTCGGGTAGATACAACACCTCAGGTCGGCATACACTTTATGAAATTTTGCGGTAAGTATGAGTTGACTAAAATTAGTGACCAAGCTGAAATCTACAGCAAGTGGTTGAACAGTCCCTACAAAGGTAATTTAGTATGAGCAACAAAGAAGAAACACAATGGGTTCTTGTAGAGTGTGTTAGTACATTCCGTCAACGGTATATGGTCGAAGTGCCTGTAGGTACTGATGACTATAATAATGACAAAACATTATGGGCGTTGGATACAGTAACAATGCAAGCGGCAAAGGAATTTAGCCAAGAATATCTTGGTGAACAGATTGTCAGCCATCGTGTAGTTACGTATGATGAGGCATTGTCATTGTGTGATAAAGACAACGACTATACCGTATCTTGGGATGCTGACACAAAAGTTAAAAACTTTTTTACAACATTATCTGACCAAGAAAAATGAGTGTCAATACTCCAGATAAATGGGTAGTAATTAAGATTACTAACCAATCTAACGAAACACATTACCGAGTATTCGCTTGTTGGTATGGAGGATACATCGGTAGTGATTCCTGGCAAATGAATTCAGGTATTACCAAAGTAAATTTAGTTAATAACTTCTATGAATTTATCGGATCTAGTGGATCAGTATATCGTTGTCATATCAATAGTTACGGAACTTCAGGCTATGGACAAAGTGTGTTAAATAACTTTATAAACAAAAGTGAAGAACTTACGATTGAAGTTATGCCGGAAGATACAGATTATATTACTTTGGAGTATAGTGAATGACCTTCACAACACCTGACAAAACTATTAAAACAATACGAAAGGATGATCCTGACTTTCAGATTGATAATGGAATTTTTATGGCGCCACGTGCTGCCTTTGAAATTAGTAATGACTGTCCAGGACAATATAAATCAATGATTATGGAAGCTGTGAAAAATGGTTGGTTACAACCTGTAGCATATATGAAAGAATCAGAATTTGTTTGGGAAAAACTAGGAGATTAGTATGAGTGGCGGACATTTCCAATACAAGCAATGGGAAATTGGTAACATTGCCGATGAAGTAGAACAACTTATCATTGACAATGATAGTGAAGAAAAAGATCAGTGGGGTGATAGAAAAGGTTGTCATTTCGCACCTCAAACAATTGAAGAATTTAAAAAGGCTTTATTGATCCTGCGCCAAGCACATATCTATACACAGCGTATTGACTGGCTAATATCGGGTGATGACGGAGAAGATAGCTTTCACAATAGACTGAAAAAAGAATTGGAGAACTTAAAATGAATAGAGATTACAACAATCTACAATATATTTTAAACAAAACACCAGACGAATTGTTAGTATGGTGGAACTCATTAGATGATGAAGACAAAGCCTATGCTATGGAAATCATTATAGAATATCGTAAAATCTTAGATGAGCCGGTGGTAGAAGATTATTCATTAGCCAGAAAATATCTGAAAAAATTTCAACTAAATACCATATGAACGACAATATTTGCTATTATCCCTGGGTTGGTATTGATATAGGAGTGCAACATGATTTTAGACCATGTTGTAAATATTCCAATATTATTGCCAACACACTGGAAGATTATTTAGCAAGTGATGAATTAGCACAACTTAAACAAGATTTTATTGACGGTAAGAAACCAGTTGGATGCAGTAGATGTTGGAAAGATGAATCTGTAAATGTTGAATCTAAAAGACAACGTGATTGGAAATACGTTTTTGAAGAAACAGTTCCTGATCTAAGTCACATAAAAGCATTATGCGTTCCTTTTGGCAACATATGTAATCTAGCTTGTAGAAGTTGCAGAAGTTATGCAAGCAGTCGTTGGCTTTCAGAAGAACAAAAACTAAAAGAGGTGTTTCCTGAAACTAAATCATGGCCGCACAATAGGTATTATGCAGAAGAAAACTTCCTTGAAAATATCAAAAGTATATCAGATAATCTAATATTGATTGAGGTCCCCGGTGGCGAACCATTTGTCACAGGCATAGAAACTCACCTAGAATATTTAGATTATTTAATTGAACATAATGCTAAAAACGTAACCATACATTATACTACAAATTGCACTATCATGCCGGATGAAAGATTCTGGTCTAGATGGAATAAATTTAAAAAAATTGATATGCAATTGAGCATTGATGGCACACACAAAGTATATGAATATACAAGATGGCCCGGTGTTTGGTCAGAGGTATATGACAATATTAAATCATATCAAAACAAACAAAAAGAGTACACTAATTTACAATTAAGTATTTCACATACACTAAGCATATTTAACATATTCTATGTTGATGATTTTTTACAATGGTGTAGAGATGAGCAACTTCCCAAACCTTTTATAGGTATGGTGTTTAGACCAGATTATTACAGTGTCAACATTTTGAGCAAAAATACAAAAGAGTACTTGAGTAACAAATTGATTGATCCACACTCACAACAGATATTAAGCTATATGATTGGAGAGGACAACCAAAATTTGCTAGAAAAATCATTTCAGTATATAATAACTATTGATGAGCACAGAAATCAAAGATTTAGTGAGTCATTACCCGAATTTTATAATCTATTGAAAGACACATGTAGTGTGTTAGGAAAGTTACCATGAAAACCCGTGAAGAAATTATCACTGATATGTGCTATACATATCGGCACGATTATGGATTAGACAAGGATCCAAATGATCCTCCTTGGACTGCAGGCATGACACCTGATGAGCGTAATGGATTATATCTAACAATGAGTCAAATCTATGAACATAGTATTAAACCATTTGTAGAACAATATAAAGATTTACAAGAAGGTAATAGTGTCATTCTTCCTAAAGATACGGACCATGCTGAAGCAATGGTAAAAGTTGGTATGTTTTACTTGGGGCAAAAGAATGGCAAGTCTCGCTGAATACTTTGAAAAGAATCGTTACAAACCTAAATATGAGTTTATGGCTAGAGTTACCGGTATGCATGGAAAGATTCGTTGGATTGGAAGTGTCGGCAATGACACTGTTATCAGTGACCAAATAGGACCTATACTACATATTCATTTAGATTTACCATTAAAGATTGACGGTAAGTATACTGACCACTTGTTTACTAAACACAAAGGTGTGTCACGATTAGTAAATTTTGATGAAGAACCTAAGAAAAAGAAATAATGTATGATGCAGTAATTTTTACTGACGTAACAGATACAGTAACTATCTATAAAGCAATCGGGGCATATAAGATTGCTAATACTCTACGACAACAAGGATACTCTTGTTTAGTTATAGATCACCTACATGCATTTACTTTAGACGAAATTAAACAGGTTATTGATAAATCAGTATCAATCAATACGCTATTTGTAGGATTCAGTACGACCTTTTTTAACAGCACATTAAACTCTGTTAATAGTGACGGGTCACTGACATATAGTTCAATACTATCAGGTGTGATGCCACAAGGTATTGACTTTGAGAATCAAGTTATCACACACATTAAGTCCAGACATTATAATTGTAAAATTATAGTAGGCGGTACAAAGGCACACGCTAACTTAAATGATAAGAACATAGATTATAGTGTGATTGGATACGGAGAAGTCAGTATTCTATCTATTGCCAATCATTTAAAAAATAACATACCACTAGTCAATAGCTATAAAAATTTATATGGTATTACAATTGTTGATAACAGAACAAATGATAAGGTATTACCATTAGAGATAGCACGTGGATGTATTTTTAAATGTAAGTTTTGTAGTTATCCATTGAATGGAAAACAGAACTTAGATTTTATTAGACACAGTGATATCTTATATGAAGAAATGCAATCAAGCTATGACAAGTTTGGTGTATCTAATTTTTATATACTTGATGATACATTCAATGATAGTACATATAAATTAAATATATTACACAACACGATCAAACGATTGACCTTTCAACCCAAGTTTTGGGCCTATACACGGTTAGATTTAATCGCACAGAACAATGAATTGATTGATAAGTTATATGAGATTGGCTTGCGTGGGATTTATTTTGGTATAGAGACACTTAATAAACGTACTGGACTTATAATTGGTAAAGGATTTGATAGGGAAAAACAAATCAATACTATAAAACAAATACGTAAACGATATGGTAATCAAGTAACAATGCACGGGAGTTTTATATTAGGATTACCGGAAGAACCAATAGACTCCATGCGCCATACTTTTAATCAACTAATGGATAGTAGTATCCCGTTACATACGTTTATATTTCATGGGTTAAGCCTATATAAAAATGAAGCAGTACCCTTCAACAGCGAATTGGGTAAAAATTTTAAAGATTACGGTTATACCGAAATCAATACGGATCATACTAATCCCAAAATCAATTGGAAAAACCAACATTTAGACAATACGATTGCAACCGAGTTAGCAAACGAGTTTAATACAACGGCACAAAATAGTGATAGACTAGGCTTGCCTGGACAGATAGGATTTTCGTTAAAGAATTTAGGATATACAGATGATTACATTTCAAATACTAAGT